CACAGCTTTCTGCCACCAAGTCAGCTCGTATGCCAGCATTCTTTGAACATGACAACAGAAATCTCCCTAGCTACGCTTAAATTACATAACGACAGACTTGATAAGTTAATAAACAAGCTAGAAGAAAACTTCGGTTGGAAACCAATCCATCCCAAAGAAGATGTACAAACAATTATGTACAGAGCTGGTCAAGCCAGCGTTATTGACTACATAAATTCAATTATGGACGAGGAAATTTAATGTGTATATTTAGTAGACCATCCGCACCTCCACCACCTCCACCACTAGCTCCAGCTCCACCAGCTCCTACACCTCCACCAGCTCCTACACCTCCACCTAAACCAATAGGAACTGATATGGACCCAAAGGTGAGAATGACTAGAAGTAAAAAAGATAAAAACCCATTTACTAAAGGTACTAGGTCTTTACGTATAAGTTTAGATCCACAAGTAAATCCTGGGGCTACTGACAGTGGGACACCAAATCAATGAATACAGCACGTGAAAAATATGAAAAACTTAGCAGTGATAGACACCAATTTTTAAAAACTGCTACAGATTGTTCAGAACTCACGTTACCTTATTTAATTGATGATGATTTATCTACAAGACCTAATCATAAAAGACTTGTAACCCCCTGGCAGAGTGTGGGAGCCAAGTGCGTAGTTAGTTTAGCTTCAAAGTTAATGCTCGCCTTGCTTCCTCCTCAGACCACATTCTTTAAATTACAAGTTAGAGATGACAAAATAGGTGAAGAATTACCACCTGAAATTAGAAGTGAACTAGATCTTTCATTCTCCAAAATGGAGAGAATGATAATGGATTACATTGCTGCATCTAGTGATCGTGTTGTAGTGCATCAAGCACTTAAGCATCTAATAGTAGGCGGTAATGCTCTTTTATTTATGAGTAAGGATGGTCTTAAAAACTATCCTTTAAATAGATATGTTGTTAATAGAGATGGTAATGGTAACGTACTAGAAATAGTTACTAAAGAATTAATAAATAAAAAGGCATTAGGTATTGAGTTACCTGAACCTGATCCATCAACAGTGGTGGATGAAAATAAAAGCTCAGGATCTGACGATGTAGAGGTGTACACCCATGTCCGACTAGACAATAAAAGTGGACGCTGGATCTGGCATCAAGAAGTAGAAGATAAAATACTTCCTAACAGCCGTAGCACAGCACCAAAGAATGCTAGTCCGTGGTTGGTCCTACGTTTCAATACGGTAGATGGTGAAGATTATGGAAGAGGAAGAGTAGAAGAATTTCTTGGCGACCTTAAATCTTTAGAAGGTTTATCACAAGCTCTTGTTGAAGGGGCTAGTGCTGCTGCCAAAGTTATATTTCTTGTCTCCCCATCCAGTACAACTAAACCAGCAACCATTGCTCAAGCAGGAAATGGTGCAATCGTACAAGGTAGAGCAGAAGATGTACAAGTAGTGCAAGTTGGTAAAACAGCTGACTTTGCCACTGCTGCAAACATGGCACAAGCCATTGAAAAAAGATTACTTGAAGCTTTCCTTGTTATGAACATAAGGAATGCTGAGAGAGTAACAGCTGAGGAGGTACGCCTTACTCAGTTAGAACTAGAACAACAATTAGGTGGGCAATTCTCATTGCTCAGTGTTGAGTTCTTAGTACCATATCTCAATAGAACTTTATTAGTTTTACAGAGAAGTAAAGAGATACCAAACATACCTAAAGATCTAGTTAGACCACAGATAGTAGCAGGAGTTAACGCTCTTGGTCGTGGTCAGGATAGAGAAAGCTTGACTGCATTTATAGGAACTATTGCACAGACATTAGGTCCAGAAGCATTGATGCAATACATTAACCCCACAGAAGCTATCAAGAGATTGGCAGCTGCTCAAGGTATAGATGTTCTGAACTTAGTTAAGACTGAGCAACAGATTGCAGAAGAAATGCAAGCAGCTCAACAACAACAAACACAACAATCATTAGTTGACCAAGCCGGTCAGCTTGCAGGAACTCCATTAATGGACCCTTCAAAAAATCCTTCAGTAGCTGAATCACTAACTGAAGAACCACCTGAACAACCTATGGAATAACATGGCTGAAACATTAACAGTAAATGATGCACCTGAAAATACTGGTGAACTAACAGCAGAGGAACAAGATTCCTTACAAGTTGGGGAAGCATTAATAAAAGAACAGGGTGAATTATTAGCTGGTAAATATAAAAATGCTGAAGATTTAGAAAAAGCATATATAGAATTACAGAAAAAACTTGGAACGGATGAAGCTAAGGAAGAAACAAAAGCTGAAGAGACCGAAGAGAAATCTACAGATGAACCTGATGAAGTTAACCCAGCGACAGCTTTAATTACTGAAGCATCTAAAGAGTTTTACGATAATGACAATACATTGTCTCCTGAAACTATAGAAAAGTTTTCTCAATTAGATAGTAAACAATTAATAAGTGCTTATTTAGAAAGCATTAAGAATGCTCCACAACAAACAGAACAACAAGAAAAAGATTTAGCACAAAATGAAATAGATCGTATTCATAAAGCGGTTGGTGGAGAATCGGAATATAAAAAACTAACTGAATGGGGAGCAACAAATCTTACAGAATCTGAAATACAAAGCTTTGACAGAGTGGTCTCCACTGGAGATCCCAATGTCATTGAACTAGCAGTAGCTGGTTTAAAAGCTAAGTATGACAACTCCAATGGATACGAGGGTCGAATGCTGACGGGCAAGAATACTTCTAGCTCTGATGTTTATAGAAGTCAAGCTCAATTAGTACAAGCTATGGCTGATCCTCGCTATGACAATGATCCAGCTTATAGAGCTGATGTTATAGCAAAACTTGAAAGATCTGATTTACAGTTTTAATTATGCCTAAAGGTAAAGGAACCTACGGAACTAAAAAAGGTAGACCACCTAAAAAATGAAAACAAAAGATTTAGATACGCTACTTGAAAATGAGTATGCGTACGAACCACCAATACAACTATTACCCAAACAAAAACTAATGTCACCAGAAGCAGAAAGATTTAATGGCTGGGCAGCAATGCTTGGCTTTGTAGCAGCTCTTGGAGCCTACGCAACAACCGGACAAATAATTCCTGGCGTATTTTAAATGGCTGCAATCTCACTACAAAGAGAAGGTACAACTAATTGGCAGAAGTTTTGTGAGTGGGTTACAAGCACCAATAACCGCCTATACGTAGGTTGGTTTGGTGTGCTTATGATCCCTTGCTTGCTAGCTGCTACTACTTGCTTTATACTCGCCTTTATTGCAGCACCGCCTGTAGATATAGATGGCATACGTGAGCCAGTTTCCGGCTCGTTAATGTATGGAAACAACATAATATCAGGAGCAGTCGTCCCCTCCTCAAACGCAATCGGACTACATTTTTATCCCATTTGGGAAGCCGGTACACTGGACGAGTGGCTATATAACGGCGGACCATATCAACTTATTGTTTTTCACTTCTTAATTGGAGTACTTGCTTATGCAGGAAGACAATGGGAATTATCTTACAGACTTGGTATGAGACCTTGGATCTTTGTTGCATACACAGCTCCAGTCTCAGCAGCTCTAGCTGTATTTCTTGTTTATCCATTTGGTCAGGGGTCATTCTCTGACGGTATGCCTTTAGGAATAAGTGGAACATTCAACTTTATGTTTGTCTTCCAAGCGGAACACAACATCCTTATGCACCCCTTTCATATGCTCGGAGTTGCGGGTGTGTTTGGCGGTGCTTTGTTTGCTGCTATGCACGGAAGCCTTGTTACTTCCTCAATCATTCGGGAGACCACGGAAACTGAGTCACAGAATTATGGATATAAGTTTGGTCAAGAAGGCGAGACTTATAACATAGTTGCTGCACACGGATACTTTGGCAGACTTATATTTCAATATGCTTCTTTCAATAATTCTCGTGCTCTACATTTCTTTCTTGGTACTTTCCCAGTGGTTGGCATATGGCTTACCTCCATGGGAATCTGCACTATGGCTTTCAACCTTAATGGTTTCAACTTTAACCAATCAGTAGTTGATAGCAATGGCAAAATTGTTCCTACATGGGCGGATGTATTGAACAGAGCAAACCTCGGATTTGAAGTAATGCACGAGCGTAACGCTCACAACTTCCCACTTGACTTAGCTTCAACTGAGTCAACGCAAGTTGCACTATCAGCCCCACAAATTGGTTGAAAAATTTTTGTTTATATCTAACCTTAATCACTAACTTATTTATATGCTCTGGCGTAATCCGCCATTGGAATAGTATGAAAACAAAAGACCCAGAAATTCTAAAACTTCAGAAACAAGTAGATAAATTACTTGAGGAATATAGACAAGAAGAGATTCCTAAATACAAAGAACCAGAGGGAGAACCCTCATATTAATATGGCAGAAAACGTAAGACACTGGAAGTCTGAGTTCCAAGGTAGAAAGCAAAACAAACAAATTGCTAAAAACTACGAAACTAAAAAGACTACCAAAAAAACTAAAACAGAAAAGTAAAGCTACGTCCGTTCATCCCTCACGGGACGCATGACTCCTAAGCATGGAACGGGGCTTAGGTATATGGAGATGACACATGAAAGTTACTTTCGTATATCGTGGCGTTGCTTACACAAGAGTAATCGGTTAGGCGGTCAGGGAGGTTCGAGTCCTCCCTACTCAATTTGGCTTTTTGCCCGTACGCGGATACCAAATAGCCGTCATGACGGTGGGATAGACCACAAATCATATGAGTCCAAGTAAGACTCACAACTTTTTACGCGTAAAGACGAACAAATATACCTTTAATTTTTAACTTATAAAATGAGTCAAACTTTAGCCACACAAACTGCTTTAGGTAGAAGTAATCTATCTACAGGTACTGGCTATGATGGAGCTAACGATAAGTACGCCCTGTATTTAAAGCTGTTCTCTGGTAATTAATTTTGCCCACATAAGAAGTAATTTTTATGAATGAATCGGATGAATTGCTGGAAGCCTAAGTCGCAAGATATGGTAATCAGCAGCCAAGCCTCTTACGCTTAAGAGGAAGGTTCAGAGACTACATGGAGTTCTAAGCGTAGAACGTAATACATGAAAAGCGTCCGACTACTTAATGAG